CGAGAATTGAGTAATAATGAAATAATCAATGCGTCTACACCCGTATTACAAATACAACAATCACTCAATAATCAACCTTTATTTAATGATAAAGAATTTTTTTCAGAAGAAAAAGACTTATGGGATTTGACTAATGAAGGTTGGAAGGTACTATAAATACTTTTATGGATCTTTGTGATTTGGGTAACCCCACAGTTCAATCTCCTCTTAATATAGGATTAAAAGATAAATTTGTTTTGGTTTTTAATTTACCAAGAGTTTTAAAAGATTTATCGAAAACAGATTTAAACATTTCTGAAGAACCTATTCAAATTTCAATATTTGGAACGGTAGTGCCAGACATTCAAATACCGACACAAGAAATTTCTTATTTGGGGCAAACCTATAACACGACTTCTTATACGAGACCTAACTATCCACCACTGGCTGTAAATTTTGTGATAGACAACCAATTTAAAAATTATTGGATTTTATGGAAATGGTTAGCAATTTTAAACTCCCCTACAGAATCTTTATATAACGGTACTGATCCTAAATTATACTCTTGGAAAGAAAGAATATTAGACGGAACTTTAACAGAATATCAAACAAATCTTTCTCTTTTGTGTAAAAATGAATACAATCAAACCATTATTGAATTTAAATATTTAAATGCTTTTATAACAAATTTAGGGGGTATTAATTACGATTATTCTGACTCAGATATTATAAAATCATCTGTTAATTTTCAATTCAGTCAATTGGATGTTAACTATAAGCCATAAAAAAACCTCAAAAAAACATAAATAAAATATATAACATTATGGCTAGATCAATTAATTCACCAGGTATACAAATTATAGAAACTGACTTGTCTTTATATCAACAAGTCAATGTAGGAACAACTGTTTTTTTGCCGGGTTTTGCTCCACAAGGACCTATAGACGATGTATTATTAGTAACTTCTATTTCAGAATTTGAAACCATTTATGGTATTCCTGAAACTGCTGCTGAAAAATATTTTTACTATTCTGCTAAAGAAATTTTAAGTTCGCCTGCTACACTTTTAACAACTAGATTACCGTATGGTTCAGGTTCAGGTGACGGATTTGCTACTCATTACAGTGCTTTATTATACCCTGTAATATCTTCAGACAGTGGATTTAAAATAGGATCTCCTGTTCATACTGCTTTTGATTCTAATACTTACGATAATATTTTACAAAATAATTTTACATGGAAGTCTCTCATCACCGAATCAGAGTCTGCTTCTTTTGATAAGAGTAATAATGAAATTGAAGCTGGTATTGTAATTATTAACTCTGCTCAAACTACTATCAATCAAGCTTTTGAAGGTTATTATGTTAGTATTGCAGATAATACGGAATTTGGTCCTCAAACTGATTTTACTGCAGTTAATAAAATGTACAGTTTAACTGGTACTAATAGTTATTATAACGTACCTTCTACTAGATTAGGTTTTGCATTATCAGGGTCTAAATCAACCGCAGGTTCAAATTCTGTATCTGAGGTCATTGAATCATCACCCGTTTATGATTTTAGTGATGATTATTACAGCGATTCTGTTATTATAAACATTTTTAGAATGAGAAATTCTATTTATGAACCTCAAACACTAACATTCGGTGCAGTAGAAACTCACATTGGTTCATTGGATGTGAATAAAAAGACAGTAGCACAAATCGGTGGAATTAAAAAATCTTTTTATTTAGAAGACGTTGTCAATAATAATTCTTCAAATATTAAAATTTTAGTTAATCCTTTTATTTCTCAAAAAACAAATTGGACTAATCTAAGTTCAATCAATCCAGATAAAAGTGTTAGAGTAGAACCTGAAACCGAAGCAGTTTATCCTTTAGGTGTTTGGTCACCTTCCTACAATTCTAATGCAAATAAAGAAACAGGAAATTTAATTACTAAGTTGGAAAGAGCTTTAACTCATATTGAATCATCAGAAACAATAGAAATTGATTTATTAGTTGACGCTGGTCTTTCAACTATTTCTGCTAATGCATCTGCGGGATATTTTGATGATACCATTTTCCAAGATACTTCTTTATTAAGAAATATAAATTCAGACCCGATTGAAAAATGGAGATCGGTTTTTAACGTTTTTAATAGCTTTGTTTCTGATGTTAGAAAAGATTGTGTTTTTATAGCAGATCCATTGAGACAAATTTTTGTAAACGGTGAAAATACTAAAACAGTATCTAAAAGAGGAGCTACATTTTCAACTGATATTTACACCCCCCTTAAAAATTGTTTTAGTAGCATTAATTCAAATTATTCAGTTACTTACGCTAACTGGATTAAAAACTACGACCCATATTCTGATAAATTTGTATGGCTTCCTGCCTCTGGGTACGCAGCTGCAGTTTACGCACGTAGCGATACAAACACACAACCCTGGATAGCCCCCGCTGGTTTAAATAGAGGTACAATTAATAATATTGTTGAAATTGCATTTAATCCAAATCAAAAACAAAGAGATTTTTTATATACAATTTCATTGAATCCTATAGTTCTTTTTTCTGGAGACGGGTTCGTAATTTTTGGTCAAAAAACACTTCAAACCAAACCATCAGCATTTGATAGAATTAATGTTCGTAGACTTTTCTTAGCTCTAGAAAGAGCAGTAAAACGTACATTAAAATATTTTGTATTTGAACCAAATACAGAATTTGTAAGAACAAGAATGCGCAATACAATTACACCTATATTTGAATTAGCTAAAAATACTGAAGGATTGTATGATTATTTGATTGTTTGCGATGAAAGGAATAACACACCTGATGTAATTGATAGAAATGAACTAGCAGTAGACATTTATATCAAACCAGTCAAAGCTGCTGAATTTATCTTGGTTAACTTCATTGCCACCAGAACAGGTCAAAGCTTTCAGGAATTAATTTAACAATTTAAATAAATAATAATAATAATAATATGTCACAAAATATTTCAGATTTTTATAGATCAGTACAAACCAAAGACTTTGCACGCCAATTCCAATTTCGCGTAACACAGTTAGCAAACACTAATTTTGGTGAAGATGTTTTGGTGTATTTAGAAACCGCAAATCTACCCGGTAGAGCTATTAATAACGTACAAGTCCCTTTTATGGGTCTTAATTTTAATGTTCCTGGTACAGCTTCTTACCCTGGATCAGATTCATATGCTGTTACTTTTAGATGTGATCAAAATTATGATATTCGATCAAGATTAGAAGAAGCGACTTTTAATACTTTTGATGATGGTCTTTCTGTTGGTAATTATAATATTGCCAGGAACTCTTCTGTTATTTCTTTAAACTTATTAGGCAAGAATGGAGCTACTATTCGTCAATATACACTTTACGGAGCTTATGTTGTTTCTCTCGGAGATCTTAGTTATAATTTAGGGGATAACGGTACAATACAAACAGTACCAGTAACATTAGCATATCAATATTGGAGAGTAACTTCTACCGGTAGAGCCATTCCAACTTTTGACAGATAATTAGCAATAAATAATATTGCTAATATATGGGAATTTTTAATTCACAGATTCCGTTTTTTTTGGAAAGCTTTTTAAGCAAACCTGCTAGTGCTTTACCTAAAGGAGCTCAATGGTGTTTGGTATTTGAAGGGGGTGATGGTTATAGTAACATTATACCAACAGATGCAATTAAAACGGGTGTTAGTTTAGAACCTAAAAAGTGGGAAATTGAAAAATCAATTGATGTTACTTTAAGCCCGGATTACCAAACTGTTAAAGGTTGTATGTTTGTACAAGCAGTGAGTATTCCTGGAGAGTCTAATCAGATTAATCCAGAAGGGTTACAAGTAAACGGATTTATTCGTAGTAATGTGGGAGGTGGAAGAGATACATTTCCTGTTTTATCTATGGTTTTTTTGGAAACCAATGTAAGTTTTGTTGATATGGTTATTAGACCATGGGTTATTGCAACTTCACATCTTGGTATGATAGCTAGAAAGGGTGCCGATAACTACAGATGTAATATTTCAGTTTATAAGTTAGGAGTTTATAATAGATCAACCCCTCCTTTTGTTTTACAAAAATTTACTTTTTTCGGTGCTTGTCCTATTAGTGTTAGCGGAGAAGAATACAATTACACACAAACATCATCTCCTATAAACAGAGAAACTTCTTTCACATATCATTATTATAATGTTGAAAATATGCAAAGTCAAAATTTAACTTTGCGTAAACAACATAGTTTTAAATGGTCTAGCGGTGGAAGTGTAGATGTTTTAGAATAATATGTAAATATTGATTTTTAATTTTATTAAAATAAAGTATTTATTGTGTCATTGTTTTCTAAAATTAATTTACAGTCTGATTTTGTTTTTTGTAAAGAATTAAAAGTCAAACATTTAAAGGTTATATATAAATGTCTTTTGGGAGATGATTCAGAATTTTTATTTTATAATTTAAATATTATTTTAAACGATCTCACTTCAAAAGAAATAGATAATATAAATTTTTTAGATTATTTCATTTTGTTAATGAATATAAGATGTTTAAGTATTGGAAATATTATTAACGTACAAATTTCAGAGGATACAAGTCTAGAAATTAATTTTAATAAAATTATAGATTATTTAATAAAAACAATAGAAATAAAAAATATACTAACCCCTGATAACATTGATAATATTGTTATTAATTATAAATTACCTAAAATTTTTGATATTATAGAATTCAATAATAACCCAGAAAAGATTCATTATTATTTTATTGATAATGTACAAATAAAAAATACAACTATAAATTTTAAAGATATAAATGAGTGTGAGTTTTATTTAGGAAAATTGCCAGCAAGATGTTTTTCTTTGATTAACAACAAAGTTAACACTATAATAAATTATTTTAATGAAATAAATTTATTAAATTACAATGAAAATATATCAAAACAAGATATTTCAATATATTTTAATTTTAATATAAAAAATCTTTATGCTTTAATAAAAATTTTGTTCGGAAATGAATTATTGTCACTTTATGAAAATATTTTAATTTTATGTAAACTTGGTAATTTTACTCCAGAATATATAGAAAATTGTACACCTGGTGAATACTTACTTTTCATGAAAAAAATGGAAGAAATTAGTAAGTCTAACAAACAACAGCAAAACCAAAAAATTAATAATAACGAGACAGAAGAAATTGCAGAAGAAGCCAGTTACAATCCTTACATGAATGATGAAGATTTACCACCAATTACATCAGAATTTAGTGGTTGAAATTATAGTAATAAACACTAAATAAAATTATGCAACCCGAAATTAACAATATTCTTTCTGCTCTTAAAGAACTAGATCAAAATACAGGTTTTAATGTGTTTATTCCTTCTTTACAAAAAGAAATTAAATACAAACAATTAACAACAGAACAACTTAAAAATTTATTAAAAACTGTAGTTGATTCACCTATTTATAATTCTCAATTTATAACCACTTTTAATAAAATCATCAAAGACAATTGTTTAACAGAAAATGTAAACATTAAAAATTTCACTATCTACGATAAAATTTTAATTTTATTTAAAATGAGAATAGAATCTATTTCAAATGAATTTAAAATAATTTTTACAGAAGATGAAATTAAAGAAAATAATTTAGATTATTCTCAAAAAATTATAAATTTAAATGAACATTTAAATTCGTTTTTACAAAAACAATATAATTTTCCTTCTGAAATTATAGAAAATGAT